AAAAACTTAAAGATTTATTAAGAGATAATAACATTAATTTAAATTAAGATGAGAAAAAAAATTTTTAATATGGGTAAACATTTATTAGTATTACTTATAATGTTAACAACACTTAGTTGTGGATCATACGGTATGTTTTACACACTATTTCATGGATGGGTATACATAATATTATTTATAATTAGTGGTGCATCATTTGCACTTAGTATGTTTATACTATATACACTTTCTAATCAATCAAAATAATGGAAGTGAAGGAAATATCAAGAGATAAAGTACAAGCTGATGCATTAGATGTAGCAATACAGAATGTAAGAGCAACTCTAGCGGTATCTATGGGAGTAGGTAAGACTAGAGTTGCTATTCAGCACTTAATGAAACTATATGATCCTTTTATAAGGGTTTTAGTTGTAGTTCCAAAATGGTCTGTAATGACCGCATGGATTAAAGAACTACAACTATTAGGTGAACAAGATAAAATGGAAGATCATATAATCTATACAACATACTTGTCACTAAATAAAAAGAATCCAAAAGATTATGATGTAGTTTATTTAGATGAATGTCATAGTTTATTGGAATCACATGAAAAGTTTCTTTCTGAATTTAATGGTAGAATACTGGGACTTACTGGTACACCGCCAAGATCAGGAGAGAAACTAAAGATGGTTAATAAGTATTGTCCTGTTAAATATACATTTAGTGTAGATGATGCAGCTGACAATGATATACTTAATGACTATCAGATTATAGTACATGAACTTGAACTATCAAGAGTGAAGAATGTTAAGAAGTCTACAAGAGATGGAAGAACATGGTATACATCTGAGAAAGCAGATTATGATTACTTTACTGGTGCATTGGGAGATGCACAAACACCAAAGCAGAAACAATATTTATCTATTATGCGTATGAAAGCCATGATGGATTATCCTACTAAAGAAAATTATGCTAAAGGTATAATTAAAAATATAGGATCTAAATGTATTGTCTTTGCTAATACGCAAGCACAAGCAGATAGAATGTGTCAACATAGTTATCATTCTAAAAACACTGCATCGGAGGATAACTTACAGTTATTTAGTGATGGTAGAATAGATAAGCTATCTTGTGTATTACAACTAAGTGAGGGAGTTACTATACCTAACCTAAAACAAGGTATTATTATGCATGCATATGGCAATGAAAGAAAATCAGCACAACGTATTGGTAGGTTGCTGCGACTTAATCCTACTGAGACAGCTACGTGTCATATATTATGTTATAAGAATACACAAGATGTTAAGTGGGTTAACTCCGCACTTAGTTCTTTTGATGAAAGTAAAGTTAAATATTATAATCCGTTAAATAAATGACAGAATTAATTGCACTTGGTACAGCCCTTATCCTTGCGTTAGGGGCTGGTATCGTTATAGGAATGTACATTACAACACAAATAGGATCATGGATAGACAAGAACACCAAGAAATAATTTGTTGCTTATGTAATAAAAAGTTTACAGGTTATGGACATAATCCATTACCTCTATATAATTCAGAAGGA